ATATATTAAAATATCTTTATAATATAAAAAGAAATTAATTACGTAATCTAGAAACAATTAGTTTTTCAAAATGTCAAATAACGATTATACTATAAATAAAATAATTACAAAAACAATAAATGGCGGTATATATTTTTCAAGAGATAGTAATTTCTATCTAGCATACCAAAATAAATTCGAAGTTATAATTCCATTCAGATATATCGATTATGAAAATTATTTTATATATAAACTGCCTAAAACTTTTAACATAGAAAATATAAAAATAGAATCAATTGAAAGTTTTCTAGGCTATTTATTATCAGAATTTGATGATATTTATTGTGCCATAACAACTTATTCAGGGGAAAGAAAATCTTTAGATAGAGTAAAAAATGCTATTCATAATTCATATCATTCTATTAATACTTTAATACAAGGCGAAGAGCATGAATGCTTATCACTAATATTTATATATGAATTTATTTATAGTTATTTTAGACATTTAGGCATAACAAAACAAATGCAATTTTGTATTTCTTGTGATTACATCAAAAAAACTTTTATTATTAAAGATTTACTTAATACTAATAGTGTAACTTGGGAAGCCAATCCACAAATTGTGGAAATTAAAAAAAATGAAACTATTATAGAAAATTCCCTAGAAACAAGTATAGAAAAACTCAATATTATTAATGATTTCTATAGTAAGTATTGGAAGTTTATTTTACTAGGTGGAATACCTGCTGTATATACTATTTTTTCATAATGTATTGTATTTTGTTATTTTTTCATTTGGTGTTTGTATTGGTATAGGATTACTAATTTTTAAATGATTTGGTGTTGGTGGTCTAGATACACTTTCAACCATACTACCATAATTAAAATGTTCTTCTGGTGTTTGTATTGTAGGTGTATGACTTTCTGTTGTTCTGAGTTCGAATTCGCCGTGTCTGCACTTGCTAGTCTTAATATGAGTTATGATTGATACGGCAATACTGCCTATTGCAACTGTTAATGCAATAACATCCATTTTTATTACTTATTATTTATGTAGAAATAATATTAACTATAACACCTTTAAAATATTCATATGGAATTGTAATTCCTTTATAATCAATACGTGCATAATATATAACCTTATTTCCTATATGTTCTATTAATTTTGTTTTTTGCCTCATCATTTTATTTTCAAATATTTCTGTTGCAATTTCATTTCTTTCTAGAGTATCTGGATAGAAATCAAAATTAAATTCAATCGATTCTATATAAGAATCTTTTAGTGTAGATAACATATTTATTAATACTTATAATTATAAAAGATAAAAAAATTAAATATCACGCTTGTCTTTCAAGAAAATTTGTTTTCATACTAGATGGATAAAAATATTCACCTATACAATCTTCAACAATTTTTACATCATAATCTTTGCAACTAAAAACATCTATATATGCTGACCCATCGCAATCATTAAAATGTGCTACAATTGAAGATGTCATTATTAATTGTATGACTGTAAAACCTGCTAAATCACCTTCGCCAAAATGTACTATTTTAGGTTCTCCGAATGGTAACATATCAATTCTTTTTACTAGGTCTTTTACCCAAGATTCTAAATGAATTTTATCTGTAATCAATCGTTTATCACATCCTTTGCAATCTATAGAAGCACTATAACCCCAAGCCATTATTTATTTATTCTTATTCTAGAACAACATTTTTATTTTATAATTATTATTTATATAAGTTTAACAGCAACACTTGCAACATCTCCGAGAACATCTAATGCTGTATCCCAACCGGATTTTTTATTTCTTTCCTTTTCTGCTTCTGCTTCTTGTTCTGCTAATGTATTATAATATTCTTGTTGGGCTTCTGCTTGGTTTTCTGCTGTTGCAACTGCTTGTTCCCAAGAATCACGTGTTGCCTGTGCTCCTGCATTCCACGCATAATCTGCTGTTGATTTTGATTGTTTTGCTATTGCTTGTGCTAATTGTGCGTTTTTATCCATTACTTGTTTTGATAGAACCTCAACTGGAAAAATGAATCCGCTATCTTTACACATATCCAAAACTCGTTCATAGTCATCTATATCTTTAGCATCATATACATATTCATCTTTATCTGGTCTATAAAATAAAAATATTATTCTAAAATCTTTCTGTGGTTGTATTTTTGCCTCTGGTGCTGATGCACCATAACCAGATGTTTTTGCTGGAAAATATTTTAGATTTTTTTTAAGATTACTATAAATACTTGATTTCAAAAATCTCGCTTGTGAATCACAAACCATAACTTGATTAGGATTTGCGGAATATTTATTAGGATGTTGGAATAGAAAATAAGGATATCCATCAGGAATAGGCAATATAATAGGTGGCTTATATGGCGCCCATATATTTTTAACTTTTGCTTGTTTTTTTTCTGCTTTTGCGACTTGCTTCATTGTTTCTTGTTTATCATATTGTATTTGAGGTGCTTTTAATTTATCAGGTGCATTGAATAATTGTGTAAATCCTTTTGCCTGTGTTTGTCCTTCTTGTATATTACCTCTTTGAATTTGTTGTGCTTTCCATTCGGTATCTGTTAGATAATCTCGTTTAATTCCTTGACTGTCTAAATACTTTGCATATAAATCCTGTCTTGCGTCGTCTGATGCTAAATCACCACCTTTTACTTTTTTACTTTTTGTTTTTGGTTTTGTTTTTTTATATAATTCACTTAATTTTTTTAATCTTTGATTATTTGGTAGGTGTCTAACCTTATCATAATGTGTTTTTACAAATTCTTGCCAACTCATTTTTATTTACTATTCTAGAATAAGATTTTTATTTTCTTGTTTTTTTTCTTCTTGTTGTTCTATTTTATATATAATTAATATTTTTCTTTGGATTATATCTGCTAGTGTATCTAAATTAATACAACCATCTTCAATTTCTTTTTTTACATCATTTTCTATTACTCTCACATACGATTTTATTATATCTATTAATCGTTCTATTATAATCTCTTTTTTATCAACCATTTTATTATTCTATTATTAGATAATAATTTAACTAGATGGCGAAAGTTGTATTTGCTGTAGAGATATAAAATCATCTGTATCTGTGCTTGCTGTGCCCGCTAATGATAACGATACTGTAATTTTCAATTTAATACTAGATTGTCCGCTTGCTTGAGTCCAATTAAAACTTACTGGCATCACGTGATGAAGATTTGCATTAATTGATTGATTTACTGTATCAAGAGCAACATCTCCTGTTGTTATATCTCGTAAATCAAACGTTAATACTGTAGCACCTCCAGCGACTGTGAAATTGAATATACAGTTTAGTATTTGTCTATAAAGAGGTGTTATTGAGAAAGTGCTAGCGCTTTCATATAAGGTCAGTTTATTAACAGCCCCTTTTACTGTTTGCTGTTCTCTATAATAGAAATTCATTCTCATACCATCATACCCGTTCATAGGTGATAATTTCAAACCTGAAGTCGAATTGGTTGTAATAATTTCATTAGTGCTTGTGCTAGTTGAATTATTAGCAATTCTAAAGTATAGAGCATCTAGAGTTGTTGCCGAATTTCTACTTTCGCCAGTTGTTAAAACGTTCATACCGAAATACGTGCATTTTGTAGTAGTAGGGAAACTAGTAAATCCCGCACAATTATTAAATATCACTTGTTGATTATTTGAATTATTTAAAGTGATAGTGCAACCACCGAAATTGCAATTTATGAAATACACAACTGAATAGAAGCTTCTAACAACTAGACTGCAATATTGGTCGAATTCGCAATTTTGAAAAGTCATATATGCTGTTGCATCTTTCACTGTGACAAAATTTGTTAAAACGCTTGTCCCTTGATGATTTACTCTATTTAATATATATCTGCCTACACCACTATAATCTACTGTTTCTGCTTGTAATTGTATATTATTTAATCGTATTAATTCTGAGTCCCCAGTTATAGAGAAATTGCCTATAATCTCAGTTATAGAACCTTCTGGTGCATTTAATGATATATTATATTTAGCATCTATATTCACATTTTCTGTATAACTACCAGATGATAAATAAACTACGTCTGCTTGTGTTGTTAAATTTACCTGTGATTGAATAGATACTGAATTATCATTACTAAATAGACTATTACTAACAATCTGTATTGCGGGGTTTCCGACTGTATATAAAGTATCATCTACCACATTTAATCCTGTGCCAATAGCATACGTAGCACCGATATCTCCAGTTGGTCCTTTATCGCCGGTGGGTCCTGTATTTCCAGTATTTCCAGTATTTCCTGTATCTCCAGTATTTCCTGTATTTCCTGTATCTCCAGTGGGTCCAGTATTTCCTGTATTTCCTGTATCTCCAGTGGGTCCAGTATTTCCTGTATTTCCTGTATCTCCGATCGGTCCTCTATCTCCGGTAGCACCGGTATTTCCGGTTGGTCCTTGTGGTCCTGTATTTCCACCAGTATTACCACCTATTAGATTAATACTGCCTAGTAATAAACCATTATTATTTCCATTTAAATATTCACCTAAAAATAGAGAACTCATATTTATTTATTTGTATATTGTTATATATAAATTAGATAAAAAAATTTAAAGTTATAAAATATTGTGTTGTTAGAATGAAAATTAAAAACAACTTAAAGATATAGCAATAAAGAGTATTAAATAGTAAAATGGATTATAAAAATGGAAGAATTTATAAGATTGTAAGTGATTTAACTGATAAAATATATATTGGTAGTACTTGCCAATCATTATGCAAAAGACTAGCAAAACATAAAGGAGATTATAGAGCAAGTTTAAATGGAGGTAATAAGTATATGACGAGTTTTGAATTATTTAAGTTAGGAGAAACAAGGATTGAATTAATTGAGGATTTTCAGTGCGAGCGGAAGGAACAATTAAATGCTAGAGAAGGTTATCATATCAAGTTAAATAATGATATTTGTGTAAATAGAATAATTCCGTGTAGAACAAGACAAGAATATAAAGTTGAAAATAAAGATAAAATAAAAGAACAAAAGAAGCAATATTATAAAGCAAATACAGATAAAATAAATGAAAAGCAGAGACTTTATGATAAAGCAAATAAAGATAAAATAAATGAAAAGCAGAAACTTTATAATAAAGCAAATAAAGATAAAATAAATGAAAAGCAGAAACTTTATAATAAAGCAAATAAAGCAAAGATATCAGAATACGAGAAGCAATATTATGCTGAAAATAAAGATAAAATTAGCGAACA